AGGTCCTGGCGGAAATGGTGCGGGTATTGAAACAGCTTTTTTTGGACCAACAGCACCAAGTTATGGTACTCCAGGTCCTAGTGGTTCATTTAGATATTTTTCTGGCGGAGGCGGCGGTGGAACATATGGTTGTGGCGTTGTCGGAACAGGCGGAACAGGCGGTGGAGGAACTGTAAATTCTCCAAGTCCAGTTAATTCTGGAGGCGGTGGAGGTGCAGGTAGATTTACTGGTTATCCTCCTTCAACTTTTCCATCATATGGAGGGTCTGGTCTAGTTGCAATCAGATACAAATTTCAGTAGGAGTTTATTATGGCACATTATGCAAAATTAGATGAAAACAATTTAGTATTATCACTTCATTCAGTAGATGATGATAAAACATTGAATGATGGTGTTGAAGATGAAGCAACTGGTATAGCATATTTAACTAAAGTGCATGGGTGGCCTCATTGGAAAAGATACTCATACCACATGAGAAATGGTGTTAGAATTACACATGATGGGTTTGTTGAAGAAGATCAATCTAGAGCTTTTAGAAAAAATATAGCTATTATAGGTGGTACTTATGATGCTAATAGAGATGCTTTTATCGAACCAAAACCTTATCCTTCATGGGTTTTAAATGAAACAACATGTTGTTATGAAGCTCCAATTCCAAAACCATCAAGCCAAACAAACGGCTTTCCTGATAGATATATTTGGAATGAAGAAACACAATCTTTTGATAAAGAAGTAATAGATCCAAATACGATTCCTGGCTAACACTTGACTTAGTTTTTAAAAATGATAATTAATTATCATAGAAACTATGAAAGAAACTGAACTAACAAAAACATCTATTTTTGTAGATCATTTAAATAAATCTTCTCTATTAAAAAACAGAGAGATTAAAAGAAATATTTTAACTCAAATTAAATCTCAACCTAAAATATTAAACAATTTAGCTGAGCATGATGATATAAAAGTTTTTTTAAACCAACATATGTGTTGGGTTATGGATCATCAAACAGATTTTTTTTATAAACATGTTAAAAAAAATTTATCTCCTATAGGAGATGTGTTTGCAATTTTTAAAGATCAACACCAATCTACGAAATTAAAAAATTATGAGAATCCTTATAATCTTTATGATTCACCTGATTATACATACATATATGTAGTTCAAAGTGGGTCTTCTGAAAATTATATTGTTTTTGAATATGATAACCACATAAGAAAAAAACTATCTTGGCAAGTTCCTTTAGAAACAGGAAAGTTTATAATGTGGAACAGCTCATTAAATTATTATTTAACACCTAACAAAACTCTTAAATCAACAATTGCTATGTTGGTTCATTGTCAAATAAAAAAATAAAATGCATTTAAAAGATTATTATTGGTATTTTAAATCAGCATTACCTGACAGGATTTGTGATGATATTATTAACTTAGGGAAAGAAAAAAAACATCACATGGCATTGATTGGTAATGCATCGAAAAAAGGTTTAGCTAATGCTTCTAAAAAAGAAATTAAAGATGTTCTTAAAACTAGAGATTCTGACATAGCTTGGTTAGATGATTTATGGATATATAATCAAGTACACCCCTTTATACACGCTGCTAATGAATCTGCTGGTTGGAATTTTCAATGGGATTATAGTGAGGCTTGTCAATTTACTAAGTATAAAAAAGGACAATATTATGGTTGGCATATAGATTCATGGGATGGAGTTTATAATAAACCAGAAGATAAAAATTTACATGGTAAAATTAGAAAATTATCAGTCACAGTTTCTTTATCCGATCCTAATGATTATGAAGGAGGAGAATTAGAGTTTGATTGTAGGAACGAACGTTTTGGAAAAAAGAAAAATCTATTAACTTGTAATGAAATTAAACCTAGAGGATCTATTGTAGTATTTCCAAGTTTTGTTTGGCATAGAGTAAAGCCAGTTACAAAAGGAACAAGGTACTCGTTAGTTATTTGGAATATAGGAAATCCTTTTAAGTAATATGAAAATAATAACAGTAGATAGTTTTTTTGACAATTTTGAAAATATTCAAAATGCTTTTAAAGAAATAACTTTATATAATTTAAAAACATATAATAAAAAATTTAATAAGAAAGACACATGGCCAGGATTTAGAAGTGATGAGATTTCAAAAATAAATCCTTTTCTATTTAATCTTATTTTAAAAGAAATATTTAACAAATTTAAAATTCCTTTTTTTAATAATAGAATTAAAATGAGTTCTACAGTTCATTTAAGATTAAGTAACTCTGAAGAAGACTGGATTCATACAGACGATCAATGGCAAAAAACTTTAATCATATATTTATCAGAAACAAACTTTAATTCTGGAACATGTTTTTATGAAAATAATAGCGACATACCTTCAACTACTGTTAATTTTATTCAAAATAGAGCTTTGTTGTATGATGGAAATATAAGACATATGTCTTTATTAAATTATGGAAATAGTATACATAATGGTCGTTTAACTCTTAATTGTTTTATAAATAGTGAATATTATGGAGGATAATATGAAAGAAGAAATAATTGAAGAAATAACTTTTAAAGAAGAAAACTATTTTGCATCCCCTATTTGGATGGAAAAAAAACCTGAATTTTTAAAAGAATTAAAAAAACCTTGTGATCAACATATTAAAGAAATTAAAATTAAAAATAAAAATATTATTAAAAAATATAAAGATTTTGGTTTTTCTCATCAATCAGATCAAATACAATATGATACAAAATTATCAAATTTTGTAAAATATATTGGAGACAAATCTTGGGAATTTTTATCAAGTCAAGGTTTTGATTTAAGTAATCATACACTGTTGTTTACAGAAATGTGGGTTCAAGAATTTGCTAAAAAAGGAGGTTACCATGAAACACATGTACATTACAATAATCATGTTTCTGGTTTTTATTTTTTAAAATGTTCAGAAGAAACTTCTATGCCAATATTTTATGATCCAAGGCCGGGAGCTTTAATGACAAAACTTCCAATTAAAAAAGGAATTAATCACGCAATAGACGCTGTTCATTTTAAACCAACTCCAGGGACCATGATGATATTTAATAGTTATATGCCTCACGGATTTTCTTTAGATCATGGGAAAAAACCATTTAGATTTATACATTGGAATATACAAGCTGTTCCAAATGTAATATTAAAAAAATGAAAATAGCGAAAGAAATAAATACAGGTGATTTATTTTATGCGTATAAAAGGCCCTACGATATCTTAACTGATCAAGCTATAAAAGAATCAGTTGAGTACATAAAACAATTTAAAAAAACTGCAATGTTTGCTGACCATGGTTGGTGGGATATAGCATTATCTAAAATAAATACAAAAGGTCTTCATTTAGAGTTTGGAGTTTATACCGGTACTTCAATAAATTATTTTTCAACTGTTTTACCTAATATCACCTGGTATGGATTTGATAGTTTTTTAGGAATGCAAGAAGACTGGAAAGGTGGTTGGTTTGGAAAAGGTTATTTAAATCTAAATAATAAGGTACCAAATTTAAATAAAAATATAAAAATTATCAAAGGTTGGTTTAAAGATACTTTACCTATTTTTTTAAAAAATAAAAAAGACTATATTTCTTTTATGCACATAGATTGTGATACTTACGAGTCTACAAGAGATATTTTTAATTGTATTGATAAAAAAAGATTTAATAAAGGTTGTATAATATTATTTGACGAATATATGGGATATATTAATTGGCAAGAAAATGAATATAAAGCTTGGCAAGAGTATGTAAAAAACCATAAGATAAAATATAAATATGTAGCATTTGGAGAAAGGCAAGCAGTTATAGAAATAATATGAGTTTTAAAAAAAATAAATACATAGTTGCTAAACAAGTTATTTCAAAAGAATTAGCTAATTTTTTGTATAATTATTTTTTGATGAAAAGACAAGTTTGTAAAACTTTATTTAAACATAAAGCCGTGGCTCCAAGTGAAAATATGCACGGTACATGGAAAGATCAGCAAGTACCTAATACTTATTCTCATTATGCTGATATTGCTATGGAAACTCTTTTATTAAAATTAAAACCTTTAATGGAAAAACACACAGGAGTTAAATTAATTGAAAATTATTCTTACGCTAGAATATATAAAAAAGGGGATGTTTTAAAAAGACACAAAGATAGATTTAGTTGTGAGTTTTCTACAACTTTAAATTTGGGTGGTGATCCTTGGCCAATATATTTAAACCCAAATGAAAAAGAAGGGTTTATTGATGGAGCTGATTACAAAGCCTCTACAAGTAAAGGTAAAAAAATTAATTTAAATCATGGCGACATGTTAATTTACAGAGGAGATTTATTAGAACATTGGAGAGATGAATTTAAAGGTGAAGATTGTGCTCAAGTGTTTTTACACTATACAAATGTTAATACTCCAGGGGCTCATGAAAATATATTTGATACTAGACCTCATTTAGGGTTACCTTCTTTTTTTAAGAAAGCATAATGTTAAATAAAAATGAAATTAAAATTTTTAAAAATTATTTACCTAAAGAAGATTGTGAATACTATTCTTCTTTAATAAAAAATTTAGGACCGGGAGATTTTGAATGGTCGGATAGAACGGTAGACATAACTGAAGATCCTATAGTAGAAAAAACTAAACAATTTTTTAAAGAAAAATTAAAATTAAATATAAATATAAGACAAGCTCAATTACAAAATTGGAACGTAGGGTCAGAAGGAGAACTACATGTTCATGCAGGAAGAGGGACTGAACACACTAGGTACAATAGTTTAATTTATTTAAATGATGATTTTGAAGGGGGTGAATTTTATACTAAAGATATATCTATAAAACCAGAACAAGGAATGTTGACTTTTTTTGATGGTAGTATAACTTATCATGGTGTTAAAAAAGTAAAACACAAAGACAGAAAGACAATTATATTATGGTGGAAAAAATAAAAACTTTTACTTTATTTAATAATACTTTTTATGTTGTTAAAAACTTTTTACCTAAAAAAGTTAGTAAAAAATTACTACATGATATAAATATTGAAATAAAAAAACCTTATCCTAAAGTTCCTAAATATCAAACTTATCCAAATTTATTTGAAAAATATAAAAATGATAAAGAATGGAAATATTATTTTGATCATCTCAGTACAATTATATTTAAATTAAATTCAGGATATTCATTACATAGCAGTTGGGCAAACGTTGTAAAATCAAAAACAAATTACTTCTTACATAAACATGAGACAGACATTTCTTGTGTATATTATTTAAAAAATAAATACAAAGAGTTTGGAACTTATTTTAATTTTTATGATAAAGAATTTATATTTCCAGGGGAAGAAAATTCATTATTAATTTTTAATGGAAAATTAACTCATTCTACAACAATTCCACCAGTAAGTATTTGTAAAAAGAATCCAAGATATACATTAGTTACTGATTATATTTATAAAAATTAAATGAAAAATTTTTATTTTTTATGTAGTTTACCAAGAGCTGGTAATACTTTATTAGGTTCTTTACTAAATCAAAATAAAAATGTCCTAGTATCACCCTATAGCATAGTTCCAAATATTGCACATTCAATAGTTAGTTGCCAAGAACATTTAAATTTTAAATCTTTTCCTGACTATAAAGCGTTTAATAATGTGTTAGACAATCTTTTATATAATTATTATCATTTATGGGAAGCGAATAACATTATAGATAGAGGTCCATGGGGTCATGAACCTTTTTATTCATATTTGAAAGAAATGATTCCAGATAGAAAATTTATAATTTTATATAGACCTATTTTAGAAGTTTTAGCATCTATTGTATATTTAGATAAACCGGAAGATCCTGTTCAGTATTGTGATAATTTAATGAATAATAGTTTTGTTTCAGAAGGTTACTACT